AGAAGAATTGAAAATTTTAATGCATGAGAAAAAATACAGTTTTCAAGCTGTAGCCCGTGCAACTTCTGTATCACCGACCACTTTAAACCTGTGGGTTAATGATAATTACAACGGCAAATCTGATAAAATCGCCGATGTCGTTAACAATTTTATCCAGAGAGAAAAGGAAAGAAGTCATAAAAGGTATATTCCTTGTGTTGAAACCTCTGTATTTAAACGTGTGTTTGAAATAGCAAGAATGTGCCATATAAATAATGAGATTGGTGTTTGCTACGGAGCTGCCGGTCTTGGAAAAACAATTGCCGCTAAAGAATATACAAAGCACTATCTTGATTCAATCCTTGTTGAAACAGACCCGGGCTTTAATACAAAAGCTCTGCTCACTGAATTTCATAAAAGACTTGGATTATCAAACAAAGGTAATATCTATAAAATGACCGATGAGGTAATTCAAAAAATACAGCATTCAGGCAGGCTCATCATTATTGATGAAGCAGAAAACCTTCCATATAAAGCTTTGGAGCTTGTAAGAAGAATTCACGATAAAACTGAAGTCGGGGTGCTTTTAATTGGAATGCCTGCTCTTGTTGAAAACTTAAGAGGTGCTAAGAATCAGTATGAGCAGCTTTATTCAAGAGTCGGGGTTTCTAAAAAGCTTGAAAAATTAACAATAAATGACATTGATGCAATTTTGCAGATAACTTCTCATGATACAAAATTAAGCGAGTCCTGGCTTGAACATTCAAGAGGCAATACAAGAGTGCTTTCCAAACTGATTATGAGAGCATCAAGAGTTGCAAGCGTTAATAATATTGAGTTAACAGAACAAATAATAGCTGAAACATCAAAGATGCTGATTGTGTGAGGTTGAAGATGAATAAATTAGAAAAATATTTTTACATAGCTTTAATATCTCTGGTAATCTTCACAATAGGTGTGCAGATCGGCATTCATCACGGCAGAAACTTAGAGAGGGAGGCTTTACTCACCGGCTATGATTACTAATTCTCAAATAAAGAAAATTCATACCCTTAAAACTACCTTGAAGCTGGATGATGAGCTTTATAGAGATATTCTTGCAAATTATGGAGCTGAATCCTGCAAAAATTTATCTCCTGAGCTTGCAGGTGAATTAATTGAGCAATTGGAAACTATGGCAATTAATTCAGGGGTATGGACAAAGCGGAAAATGAAATTTGAAAACCTTTCAAACAGGTTTGATATGGCGACTCCAAAACAGCTAAGGATGATTGAATCAATGTGGAGTCAGGTAATGCTTATTTATGCAGAAAAAAAGGAGGTTCATTATGTAGATAAAGAAGAATTTATTAAAAAATCGCTCAGAAAATTCCTGTTAAACAAGTTTTCTGTGAGCGATCTCAGGTTTCTTGACAGGAAAGCAGCAACAAAAGTCATTAATACTGTCAAAGAGATTCAAAAACAATATTTAAATGCAGTTTAAACAGAATTTAAAAAATTAAAGGAGAAACAAAAATGGAAATCAGAGAAAAAATTATTGGAATTATCAGGGCTCAAGTCAGTGATATTAATGACAGGTTAATTGAATCAAAACTAAAATTCGCTGATTGTGACCTTGAGCCAACCGATTGGCAGTGCAAAAATGAAAAAAGAATTGAATGTAAAGTTTATCAAGGACAAATAGATATCCTTGAAGCTATGGAAAATATGATTGAGGATTTATTAATGCCAAGACCAATGGGTGCTCAAGTATAAGGTCGAAACAGGAAAGCTCTCTGCTCAGGCTTTCCTGTCTTGAAGTAGTGCTTCAACTGACGAGACCAACGAGGAATATATGCAAGATAAGCCCTGGATAGAAAAACTCACACCGGATAATTTACCGAATGAAGACCTGCGAATAGTCGCAAGTCTTATCGGGCTTGATGTTGCAGTTAAGATGATGGATATTTTATCAGGCTTAACTATCAATATTCCAAGATATGGTTACAGAAAAGCCAGAGAACGATATATTGCTCAAAATTATGACGGTACAAGAAAATCTCTTATCAAACTTGTCCTTGAATGCGATGTAACTGAAGGTTACGTTAGAACTATCGCAAGGAAGTACAAAATAAAAGAATTGGAATAATTCCTTATATCCTGCTCCCGATTATATCTTCCAGTGCCTGTTCCTGAGAGCAGGCGTTTTCTTTGCAATATTCATCCAGCCATTTCATATACTGCTGAATTTCTTTCCCGCATAGAATTTCCATATTGATCTTGGCTTTTGATTCTTCCATTGCAATATACTCAAGCAGTGCTTGGGCGGTAAGCTTGTCAGGCTTGGATGTTTTAAGCTTAAGATTTTCTACATCTTCCTGAATGCTTGAAATTACTCCTATTACGTCATCAATAGCAATTTTCAAATCGTTGCCAACACCATTGATAAAAGTTTTAAAATCAATCTTTTGCAAGGTTTTTCCTCCTGTAATGCTTAACAGGTGTGATTTTAGCTTGCACAGTAAAAAATTGTTCAGTATGTGTTGAAATGTGTTTTAATCTCTACTGACAGGAACAGCCGTAGCTTTCCAGCCGCATTCTTTTTCAATATAAGTAATGGTTTTAGGTATATAATTATCAAATTTCTTTTTAGCGTTCTGAAGCTCTTCACCCACTGGTTCACCGCAGTATAAGTCATAGGCTAATTTTAAAAGTTCTGATTCGGTTTGGATATAATTGGGTTCTAAGCCCCAGGTATCAGTCATTTTATAGGTTTGCATTCTATGCTTCCTCTACATCTTCTTGCCACATTAAAATCTCAGGATATAAGTCACCGCTAGTTTCATCGTTGCTGTATTCTATGTCTGCGATTTCGCCTATCATAACTCCGCCGATTGATTTTATTGCGACACCGTATTTTTTGGATAATTTTGCTAACTCTTGTGTGAATTTTTCAAATCTTTGTTGTTCGTTCATTTTATACTCCTTTATTTTAATGACTCTTGACCTGCTTTATATGCTTTTTCTAATGCCTGCTTGATACTCCATACTGCTTGCTCTTTAAAATCAAGGCTGTCGCTGTTTCTTGTTTCTAGTGTTTCGAGGTCTAATATTGTTTGGGCTATCTTTAAAAGTTCGTTGTTCATCTTGTTTCCTTTATTCTTGCTTACATTGACACTTTAGCTCTGTTTTCTCAAAGTTCAAGAGAAAAGTCGGAAGATTCAGCAATACTGAATCAATCCGACATAATTAAAAGGATTTGAGAATTTAGAACAGGATTTTTTCTACATAGTGATGCAATCTTTGAATGTCCTCATTAAACTGTCCTTCAGCTACGGCAGGCTTGTTTTTGTAATCCTTATGGTAAATTAAGCCTTCAGGTGTTTTCATTAAGCTGTAAGGGATTGAATAAATCAATGACCATTCGTCATCTTTTAAAACATAAGCCCTTGCGTAACATTGGCTATGATAAGAGTCTGATTTGATTTCAAGTTTAATTTTTTTATCTTCCAGTTTGTAAATCTCTCTAAAGCTTAAGGACTGGTTGCTTGATTTATAGGTTTGAATTTCGATTGTATCTTTATTTGGTTTTGGCATTTTGTGTCTCCTTAGCTTAAAAATCCTTCAGGAATGTTTAATCCGTCAGTATTTTCGATATCGTCTATCGCTGTAAGGTTATCAAGGTTTGTTGGGTATATTTTACCCTCTGGGCTTAAAACTTTAGCTCCTTGTGCATCAGGTGCATCTACATAACCGAGGTTATACGCATTTACCAAGATACCGACTTGTTGTTTTTTATGGTCATATACTTTAATGCCGAATAGTGGGTGCATACTGCGTTCTCCTTTATTTATCTACATTGACACTTTAGCTCTTCTTTCTCGAAGTTCAAGCTGAAAGTCGGAAGTAGAAAGGATTTTGTATCATTCGAACATAATTATTTATCCCAAGCCCAGGCTTTGATTTCATAATTAGCTCTCGGCTCGGTATCTGCGTGGACAAAGTGTTTTTTGTCGTATCTAATGACTGTATTAAAAAGCTTTGATTCAACTAATTCTTGATATAGCGTTTTGTAATCCAAATCAGGACTAGTTAAATCAAAGGCATCGGATTTTTTGGTGTCACATTCGTGCCTTGAAGTAACCAGAATACCGTTTCTGATTTCATCAACACCACCCTCTGCTTTGTTATGCTTTCTGCATCTACAAGCCGAGTTTATATTAAGTCTAATATCCTTTTTGTACTTGTTATTTAGTCTATATCTAAATGCCTGCAAGCAAACAATACCTTTATCACTTACATTTACCTTGCCGCAGCAATTGCAGGCAATTTCTTGTTCTGAAAAATTTTCTATATTAGCTTTTATCATAATTCCTCCATTACTTTACTTCTTGCTTCCTGTCTTTGTTGCAGGAGAGCAATGTATTCTTCACTTGTAAGACTTGTTTCTATTCCAAGATCAAGCTGATCTCTATGTCTAATTACTTTCCAGTCGGTAGCTGCTAGAAAATCTCTGGATTCTTGATTCATTTTTTCCTGTTGAATTTTTGCAATAAGGATAGTATCTTCGGTCCATTGATTAAGCTCAAAATCCCATATTTGATATTCTTCAGGTGCAATATCCGTAAGAGTTTCATCGGGATAAATTCCAATTTCAGTTATGACAATCCGTTCTCCTGAAACTTTTTCATAATAAACCTTGCCACGATAGTCTTGTTTTACAGACCAGTTTTCATCTTCAAATACGGCAACTTCATTTTCATTAATTTCAGGAGGTTTTTGGAAAGTTGCATTTGCAGGCAGCAGAAAAATGCCGACCTCTAAGGGGCTTTCATCTGCTATGCCTTCTGAAATATATTCTTTTGTTATTGGATGATAATTATATATTTTCATACCGGCTCCTTAATACTTTATGCAAGGCAATAATGCGATGTTTCTTGGTTTTGTTTCTAATCCTCCTACTGAAGAAACGGTAGCAGTTGAAGCGCCATAACCCCATCTTGTGTTACCTGCACCCCAGTTAGGACTTGCCATTGTTCCACTTGGATCGGTTCCACCTAAAGGTGACAATGTGAGCGTATGGTTATGAGCTTTAAAATCATCGGCTTGCCAGCTTCCGAAAATTCTTCCTGTAAAAGTTAAAGAAACAGCTGTCGCAGTTGCTGTTGCATTCGCAGAAATGGTTATGCTTGTTGAATTAACAATGCTTGCGATTGTGGCTCCTGCGGGGATGCCTGAGCCGCTAACGGGCATTCCAACGTACAAACTCGTTGTTGATGACAATGTTGTAATTGAATTACTTGCGTTGGTTGTATTTCCGGTAAGCAAGATCTTATCAATGCCTCTGCTATCATCCCATCCACGTATAAATTCACCTCGGAGATCAGGCAAATTAAATGTTGTTGAGCCATCGCCGGCTCCAAAAGTTGTTCCGATTGCGGTAAATAATGTTGAATAAGTTGTTCTTGAAATTGCTGCACCATTGCACTTTAAATATCCGGTCGGAGGAGTATTTTTAGTAAAAAATGAAACCGTTCCTGCAGGAATTGCATCTGAGGCAGGTAAATTTGTCAAAGGAACTTTTCCTGTAGCATCGAGCTTTAAAACATTATTTGCTGCATTTCCGGCATGGCAGCCGTCAACCGTATCAGCGTTTGCATTCTGAACAGTAGCATCAAAAGTAATATTTTTTGCTTTGATAATAAATATTAAAGCAACGTTACGAGGGCGAGTTTCAGAGGCTATTCTTGGTGTTCCATTAATTCCATTGCTGATTTCTTCTTCAACATTGGTCGTATTATTTGTCGTATTGTAAAATTTCATTTTTGTACCACCGGACCAAGGTTGACCTGATGGAGAAAAATTACCTCCTGATGAGGATCCGCCAGAACCCCACGATTGATGCCAATGCCCTTGAAAAGCATCAGTCTGAGCACTTCCAAGTAAACGGTTAATATCAGCTCCTCTGCCTCTATCAAGACCTCTAATAAATTCAGCTCTTAAATCAGGTACATTAAAAGTCGTGCTTCCGTCACCGCTACCAAAACTTGTTCCGAGGATTGCAAATAATTCAGGATAAGTTGTTCTGCTAACTGCTTGTCCATTACATTCAAGATGCCCATCAGGAATAGTTGTTGAAGTCCATGGAAATACTGCTCCTATTGGCATACTTGTCCAACCATTACTGCCGATTTTCTGAACTCCTGAATCTGTTCCAATATAAAATTCCTTTGAATCTTCACACCATAGAGGAGTTCCACTTGGGGCAGATGCTGGAATATTTGACTTGGTTCCTCTTCTGAAACGAATAGCCGTCATCAGAATGTGCCTCCATCAACGTTTCCTGAAAACTGATCGACGAACTCAATTCCTGAAAGGTCAGATTTTATGGCAACAAGCTTTCCTCCCATTCCGGTATAAACGTCCGGTACATCTGTTAAATCACGAAAAGTCTGCACAAAGCTTGGTTTATTCTGAATAATGCCCCAATCTATGACCATATCAAGGTCATTTAACTCGGATATTTTTCTCCATGATGTACCGTCATAAACATATTCAGCTCCGCCTGATTGAACGGTTGCATCACCTGTGGCGTTTAACACGAGTGCGTGCAATCCGCTAAAAGCTGTTAATGCATTTCTTGCAGCTATATCAGCGACAACCGAAGCTTCTTTGAATGTTGAAGGAATTTGAGTTGTTGGAATTTTTCCGCTGGTATCAAGAGTTGCTATACCGTTCGCAACACCTTTTTGAACAGTAATTCTAGCATCAGATGCTGTATTGAAGTCTGTAATTCCAGCTGAAGTATGCGTATGCCCTACATCAGATTTTCCTGAAAAAAGTGTTGTTAGCTCTGCTGCATTCTTAAATTCTGTCAGAGCATTTCCTGTTCCGTTGCCGACATAAAATTTCTTTGTGTCAGTTGTAAAAAGCAGTTCTCCATTGCCTGCGCTTGTTGGCAGGTTAGCTGCTAAACCACGTTTGATTTGAATTGTTCCCATTTTTAATCTCCTTTAAAAAGTACCGGCATCAATATTTTCTGCCTCATCTACTATTCCATCGTTATCTTTGTCATAAATTGCTGTATTCATAATTAATTCAGGTATTAATGGAGGTTGAGGAGGTTCCATCTGCTGATTATCTGTAAATATTCCTCCGTCAACAAATTCACAAGAATCCACTATTCCGTTTGCATTTGTGTCGTAAACCCATATAGGCATAAGGTCGCTGTGATTATGATTATTAAAAAGATTTAAAACATACTGCACCGTTGCCGTTTGAACTGATGGGTCGATTTTAAGCTCTATGACATCAGGATTAATTGAAGTTAAAACAACTTTTAGCCAAATATCCTTTGCGGTTCCTTCTGATATAACAGGTTTGTAAGTTTCTGCCTGTTTGCCTATAATCAAAAGGTTGTTTTCAGTATCAAAAACCCCGACTTCCCTTATATAAAATCCACCAACATTAAACGGCATAAGAGTTCTTGCGTATAATCCGATACTATCTTTATTAACTTCTGATATTTCACCTCTCCAGCACTCATTTAAAAGCGAGGTTTGATTTATTGCAGGCTCATAGTAACTGCCGTTTGAATCACCAACGGCAATGAATTTAAGATCAAGTTTGCTTCCTGTAGCAAGGCATTCATTGATCTTTTGAAATCCAATATTTGTTACTATTGAGTAAAATTCTGCCATTTAACCCACCTTCGGATAAAGAGTAATTTCCTCTCCCATCAGGCACAATGAGAGGAGTTTTTGTTTTGCCTGAGAAGCAAGATTCACTTCAAGTTTTTCCATAACTGAGCGAACATTTTTTGTTTCTTCAACAAGATCAAGAAGCTGTTTTTCCGTTACTTCATCGAATCCTCGATCAAAAAGATCAAGAATTACTCTAAAATGGTAAGGTTGACCATCATAATCAAACCATTCAAAGATTTTGCCGTTGAGATTCAAAGCTTCAAGAACCTTTTCAAGAGCAAACTTTGTTCCTTTGTATTTATGAATTTGAACAGCATTTTTGATTAATGCTCTTTTTTCTGAATCCGAACTGGTGAACAGCCAGCCTTCATTGCCTAATATATGAAATTGTTCTGCTAAATGGGGCAAGGCTGTGGATTCTACATTATCAATAAGATAAATAAGAATCGGAGTTAAATTTAAAGTACCAAGCCTGTTAAAAAGCTCGTTAAAAGCTAAACTTGATTCATCATTTATAGGTATTAATGAATTATCAGCCATTTGTGAACCCCGATATATTTATCTGATAACCTGTACAATTTGCCCATTGATAATCGCCAAGATCCTGCAGAAACGGAGTGGTTAATTCGACTTTATAGACTCCATAAATACTGTTTAAAAGGGCAATAATTTGAGTCGGGACAATATCAAGACCAAGTTTTGACCTTAAATTCTTTTTGTAATCCTCAATTTTTTGATTAACAAGAGCCTGGACACTTTCCAAATCTGCAAAATTATACAAAGTAAGATTTGCAATAATTTGAAAGTCTATTTTCTCAGGAGGTTTAACCAAAACCAGATCGGTTAATGGTCTGACCTTATCATCAGAAAGGTAATTTTGAACTATATCAACAATTTCCTGTGATGGATTGCCATCAATTGTAAGAGGATAAATCTCAACAACTCCCGGTTGCTTATGAATAACCGCAACGTCAATGATATTTTGATGAGCAGAAATTGTATGGAACCTGTATGCTCCTCTGCTTCCTGCATTAGAAAACTGCTCCGGCGCTTCTTTTATTCTTTGTCTTAAACTACCATCCGTCTCTTCATCAGCTCCGCTTGCGGATTCTGTTATGTTATAAACTTCTGATATGTATGGAATTGGAGTTATGAGGTTATTTATTTCACCTGACAAATAACCATTCCCGATTATTCCTGCAACTTCGGCAATACCATCTATCTCAATATATGATTGCCCTTTTGGAATGATTATTGCTTTTAATGTTTTAAATATTACCTTGCCGTCTTTTGACTCAATCTCAACATCAGCAGAGATTGTATAATCAAAGGTTAAAGCCTCTGTTAATACAAATTTAAAAGTGGTTTTTGAATATTTTGCTTCTATTCTATAAACCCCGACAAGTTCTCCGAGGTAATCGAGCATAGGATATGTGGCAAAATTAACAAGATTTTGCTTTGCTGCTTCTTGAATTCCTATGCGTAGCAAAGATTCTCTATAAACACCAACATCAATCAGGATTCGTTCTATTTGAGCAGGTTGAAGAGTTTTGCCTGTTTTCTGCTCATAAAGAGAAATCCACTCCTGGGTTATTTTATTAACATCTCTTTCGATAAAATTCGGTACTGGGAGTGTCATACCGTCACCTCCAATGTTCCACTCTCATCGATTCCTTTTATCTGTCTGTCGATTTTTAAACTTATCTGAGATTCATTAATTTCTGCTGTAACAGCATTGATTTGAACTCTTGTTTCCCAAAGAGATATTGCATCATAGGCTTCTCTGATAATATTTGGAAGTGCTTCATTAATGGGATAGTCGATATATTGCCAGATATCAGAACCGAATTCAGGACGATGAGGGTCAGTACCTTTTCTTGTCATAAGAATTATTTTTATGCACTGATCAATATCCTCAAGTCCTTCGACAATATTGCCTATTTCATTGATTTTAGGCTGCCAATCTACGGATTTTATTTCATCAAGTGTTGCCATCAGCTCATCTCCTGATTAGGTTTTTGAGTTACTGAATCAGTTTCATTATGAGTATGAGCATTATAAATCCCTCTTATCGCCTGCATAGCACCTGTATGATCAATGACTTCACCTTCAGACATCACGCCGGCTGAATTTAGAAATAATCCGGTATGATTGATAATTCCCTGAATATTTATAGTTGGACAAATGATGTTCAAAATGTGCTCAACTCTGTCATACTCAATTTCTGTAGAATCATTAAACTTAATTTTGAATTTATCCTTTGAAACAACAGGGCAGGCATCCTGCTCTGAATAAATAGCACCGAGAATAACACCGTCTTCAAGATTTTCATCCATAAGACAGGCAACGTGTTCTCCGATATCAGGCAGGAAATAGAACTTATCTTTGTACGTTTTAGCTTGCAGAACAGGGAGCCAAAAAGAAGGAATTCCGTCACTATCTTGAAACTGAACCCTTGCATTTGCCTGCTTTTCATCAATATTAGTCACAATCCCAAACTTTAACATTTTTCTATCTCCAACTCCGTTTTATAGCCTGACATTCTGTCTATTGAGTGTTTAGCCTGTTTTATATGATATTTTCCGCTCAGGTGATAAAGTCCTTTTAATTCAATATTTAACCCTGCAACAAGATGAGGATTCCCCATTAAAGAAATATTTCCCTCAATAGGAGAATTCTTATTTATACCGGCATTGGCTTTTAATATTGCCTGCTCTTTATTTTCGCAGCGTTTGTTTAGCTTTAGAGAATCTGCTTTAGTGCCTGAGCCCTTTATGCTTGATGAAACAAGCTTTTTACTTTTTGGATCGTGATATGTAACCTCGCAGGATTTATACTGGTCGTGAGTTTTATCCCTGATGGTGAATGAAGTTAGATCCTGTCTGTACAAAATCAAAGCAGGGTTTGAAGTTTTTAATTTTGCGGTGTCATAGAATGTGAGCTTGTTATCGCTGATTTTAAATATATATCCATATTCCTCCGCTAGATTTTTGAGGAATTCTAAATCACGTTTTTTATGCTGAGTAATCCGCTTTATTTTCACATCTCGAATACTGCCAACAAGCTGTAAATTATGCTTATTTGCAATTTCTTGGGCGATCTGCCTTAAGGTTTTATTCTCATAAGCAACCGAATTACTCTGCCTGAGTGCTTTTTTAATGTTAGCCGCCAGTGCTTTTAAAGTTATGGTGTCAGGCGGTGAAGCAAACTCCAGTTCATCAATTTCAAAACTTCCACAGTTTAAGAGCTTTTCGCCTTCATAACCAATATTTAACTTTAAAGCATCACCTTTACTCGGGTACCAGTCTGCTTTCCAGAGATGATTAGTATCTTCTATCTGGACTTCAATTTCATCACTTTGCCCATGTTCAAAGTCAGTATAGCTAACAGACAGCACATAAGGTGAAATGTGTGCTGTAATATCTGTATTTTCATATTCGACTTTGAATATAGGTTTTAACATTGATTTTCCTTTTATTCTCTCCAGGGTGGAAGAGTAAATTCTATTTCGTCTGAGTCTTCTCTAACAGGGATTTTGAGCTTTAATCCTGACGGCAGGATTGGTATTATTGGAACTTCAGGATTGGCTGTAATTATTGGTTCATATAGCGTTGCATCTGAATAAAACTCATAAGCAATCAAATCCCACCTGTCACCGTCTTTTGTGATGTACTCATAAAAATCACTCACGCTTGCCTCACAATTTGCTTGGGACTTTTAGCAGTTTTCTTTGTTGTTTTTTTAGTTTGTTTCTTTTTATTCGTCTGCTTTTTGGCTTTCTTTTTAACCTTTACACTGCTTTCACTCCATTCTTTCAGTTTAATTTCTGCTTCTATTGATATGAGGTTGCCGAATTTATCACTCTGTTGTGTTGTTGAAGCGATTTCCTCAATCACATACTTGCCGACATATTTTCCGTTCCCAAGAATAAAAGCTAATTCCTGATGCTTTTTAGCTGTATCTTTGAGCTTTTTGATTTCATTTTCTGGAGAACAGAAAGAAGAATGAAAATTCAGTTTTATATTAAGGTCATCCAGCTCATCGCCGATAAATTGCAGTTTTGGCTTGCTTTCAATAGTCTGATGCTGAGCAAAGTTATGCTTTTGAACATCATCAAGCCCATTAAAATAGGTTATTAAATCAAATTTTATACTTCCAAGTTGTGCAAACATTAGTAAGCTAACCTCATCTGTCTTTGCTTTTCAGCTTTTACAAGTTTTAAAATTTCATCTTTATGCTGTTTGAGCATTTGGGTAAAATCCTCTTTAACTTGTGGGCTTGCTCCATTGATTAAAACATTCGGGTTGTAGTGAATCGAAACAGTTCCTCCAATATTTGCCTGCCTTGAATTCCCCATTGATATGGGTTTTGCTTTAAAGCTGAGGGCCTTATTCATTGCAGAAAATAATGGTGCAGGTTTTATTGTTGCAGCGATAGTTTCGATAAGTTTTACCTTGTGCAAATCTTTAAGCGGTCCTATCTTTGCAGGTGAATGTGGCAAGTGATCCCTGATTATTTGAGCGTGCTTGCCGATTGCTTTTTGAGTATTGGCAGTTTTTGAAAGCATTCCAAAAGAAAGAAAGTCTGCCACCTTTGCCCCAAGCTGAAACATTTTCTTGATTAGGTCTATAATTTTAAGAATTATCTGAGCTAAAACCTTGCCAAATCTAACGCCCATTTTCTCAGCAGCACCGCCTGTATCTTCAACAGGCTGAATAAGTTTTTTGAACCATTCCCAGATAGACTTTAGCGGAACAAGGATTGGCGATAATGATTTGGCTAAAGCTTTAAAAGCAGGTTGTAATGGAGTAAGACCTTCTTTTAAACCCTTGAATACACCCTTAAAAAAGCCTGTAATCGGCTTCCAGTATTTATAAATAACAAAAGAAGCAGTCCCGATTGCAAGAGCAATCCAGCCGATAGGCGAAGTTAAAAGAGTCAAAGAAAAAGCTCTAAAAGCTACAATGCTGGCTCTGATTTTTGAAGGTAAATCCAAGAAGCCTGATTTGATTGTTTTTAATCCGTTTGTAAAATTAGCAGGAACAGCTTTTATTGAAGCAACTGTCCAATCTTTTAATGAGGCTATGGCTTTTACTGTATTCGCAGGGAATTCCTTGAACGTCTTTAAAATTGAAGCTTTCAGGTCATTGTCGATTCTTCTAATATCAGCCATTATTCCGTTTTTAAAAGAGAATTTGCTTAAATCTATCCCAAGAGGATTTCCTGCATTTTTTAGTTTTGATGCGGTTTCAAGATTATGAAAAGTTGTATTTAAGCCCAAGAATTTTAATAATTGCAGAGTATTTTGCCTTAGGATAGGAGTTAAATCCCTTGCATACTGCAGGAATTTTCCGTAGCCTTTGGTAAGGCTTCCGACAGCAAAAACAGCACCGCCAAGGATAGTTAAAAGAATTCCTCCGCCTGTAAGTCCTACTATTGTAGAAAATATGCCTTTTTGAAGTATCGGATTTTGATTAATCTTTTCAAGTATTTGATTGGCAACTTTTAACGGTCCTGCGAGGTTTGGAATGACGATTTCCATCATGTTAATTTTCAAGCGATTCCACTGTTCAATAGTGGTTTTCATCATATTCTGATAATCGCTGTCAACGATACCGTTTGCAGATAATGCAGATTTTTTGATTGATTCATATTCCTTGAGATTTTTCATCATCGGCTTAATAAAGTTTAAAACCTGCATATCTTGAAATATCTCTGACAGCTTGAAAGGATCACTGCCTGTTACCTGCTGAATCGTTTTCATAACTTCAAGAATAGGGTCTTTACCTTCTTTAACAGCGTTATTTAAAACCTTTTTAATATCTACTCCAAACTTCTCGCTGAAGTTCTTCATCGTCTGTGGTGCTGATAGTTTTTGCATAAAGTTTTGAAGGTTATTTGCGGCTTCACTCGCATCTTTTGAACCTTTCATAGCAATTTGAAGTGCAGCACCTAATTGGGCAACAGCAGGTACTCCTTTCATTCCAAGCATGCTGGCACTCGCTGTCAGCCCCGGGAATTCTCCAGCCATATCTTTTAGTTCAAATCGGCCCTGTTTTCCTGCTTGAGCAAGAATATCCATAGTTTTAGACAATTGTGAAACCGGAACTTTGAGATTATCAGTTACAGAAAAGGCTGTTTTTGAAATATCGACAATTGCGGCCTGTTCTGCCGTTGCGGTTTTGCCGATGACGTTCATATAATCAAGAGCTTTTGTCGGGTCAACACCAGAAGCGACAAGAACGCTCAAACCCTCGATAATATCAGGTCTGAATTGGTTTGTATATTTTGAAATCCGCCCGAGACGTTTATCCATACCTGCGAGCTGTTTTTCTGTCAATTGTCCGACATTTCCGAGTTCTCTTATTCTGTGCTCCATTTGAAGAGCTTGAGGGATTGCATCGGTTAAACCAAGAGTATGAGCAAGCCCAAGACCTCCAACAGTCATTCCGGCACCTAATGTCATCATTCCCTTGCCGAGTTTTTCTATGGATTCGGAGGTTTGCTGAACTTTCCTCTGGAGCTTATTAAACTCGGCATTAGACTTATTAACGGCATCTCGAATAACCCTTGACATCTTATCAAAGGCAACGAGAGTCAAAGATACTTTCATCATTGTGTCTAGCATAGTTCTTCAATATCCTCAGCAGGTGATTGTCTGTATTTAATGGTTTCTTTTACCCAGAACTCAAGCTCCGGTAATTCCATCTGCTTTATTTCGCAGTAGCTCCAGCCTGTGGTTTTTGCAAGGTGGATGATGCATTCTGCGGTAATGACTGGAACTTTCCCGAAATTTCCGCCTGAAGTGCAAGTACATCTTCAAGAGGCATTTCCAATAAATCCTCATAAATTACAGTTTCGCCATCTATCTCAGCAACTTCAGCGATAAGGGCAAAAAGGATTTCATCGCTTGTTTTAGCTTTTCTTTGAGCATTTAATAGGTCTTTGCCTTTGCCGTCTTTGAATTGTGCGGTTTTTCCGCTTGGTAAAGTTATTTCTCTCATAATTAAGCTCCCGTATTATTTCTGTAAACAGTTAAAATATCGATTCCGTCGACTTTGTAGATATTTTCAAGAACATCTATTTCAAAAATTTCCTCACCGTCAACAATAAGTTTTGCGTAGTTAACACTCATTGTTGTTTCATATTCGGCATTTTCCTGTGGTTTAAGATTTCCAAGAGGAAATTCTTTAAATGTTCCTGAAAGATAGGCAACCGCAGGAACCTCAGCTAATTTGCCCATGTTATTGTAAGTTTCAAGTGAGGCTCTTGCCTGAATTTGAACAGCAACAAAAGGGTTTGCGGCTTTTTTTAAAACTTCTGTATAAAGTGAATTCCACTTGATTTTACTTTCAAGCTTATCTATACCTGCAAAGAATTCAGCGGAACCAACCATCCCGAGTGCTTTATGATCAGCCATCTTGTGTTTTATTTGCGGAAGCTGGATTTCTTCTGCTCTACCGAGAAGATTATTCCCGTCCATATAAATATTGGCGTTTGTAAGCCTGTTAATCTTAATTTTTGACATTTGTCACGCTCCTTTTGAATAATCCGCATCTTTGAATATCAACTTCTGCGTAGTGAAGTATTACAATTTCAGATCTTAACGCCTCAACTAGAGGACAATCTGTTTTGTTTTCGCAAGAAAAACAGGCATCTTTTATGTCTGTAAAAACTTCAATTCCGCCATATTTATTTACTGCGACTCTCATTGCCCGAGGTTCCTCAAGAGTTCGATATTTATAAAACTTTCAAATGTTATGCGTTCAGCTGGAGTTGGTGGCATAAACTCAATATCAAAAAGAAGATGTCCGTTTGCAATTTCTTCACTACTGTTTTTAGCCGGATTAAACCTGCACTTGCCGTCTATCAATGCACCTCTGCCAATTAATGTTCTGATAAATGCATTAACACTTTCGCAGATAGAATCGATTAAACCGTTGTCTATTGGGTAATCAATAAATTGAAGCATTGAGTATTCAACACTTTCATGAAGAATATCAGCCGTTCTTCTGATATTGATAAAATTAGTCGGATGAGTTGAGGCTGGGTATGCTGAACTTCTATTACCCCAGGTTCTAAATCCCGAGCCAAAAGAATTAAATACAGTCACTATTCCAGCTTCATTCAGAAGATTAACTTCACTGTTTGGATCGTTAATCATTGAGGTTAGCAGTCTTTCAACGCCTGTAATTCCTTTTATTTCAGTATTACTTGGTGACCAGTGATAACCTTTTTCGATATCTTTTGCAGCTATAACACCTGAAAGCCTTTGAGAGTAAGGTTCAAGTTTTTCTGTATCAGTTGCAGTATCGTAAACTTTTAACTGTGGATAGCAAAGAATAAGCCTGTCTGAGCTGAAATTATAATTTATTGTGCCACTTGGACCTCTACCGGTAATTGCATTTTGCACAGTTGTGCCTACAGGTGCATCAATAAGTCCGATTGCTCTAATATTACTTGCAACTGTATTAATTTCAGTTGTAACAGCCTTATCTTCGCAATATTTTGGGACTATTAATGTTTTTGGATAGAAACCGAAAAGAGAATAACAGTCTTTAAAAGCCTGCAAGCCTGTTCTTTTCCCTTGGGCTGTGACTGTTCCTATAACATCAGAAATCTCAACAGCAGCAGGAGTTATATGAGTTGCCGGATCAAAGACGTTTATAACTATTACAATTCCTGCTCCCTGATCGAATATTGCCTTTAGAGCTGATGGGATTGTAAATCCTCCTGTTGCTTCGCCAAAATATTTTGCTCCATCTTTCTCGTTTGTGATTAGAACAGGTTTATTAACTGTCATATATTCAGATTCAACTGTATTAACAGGAGCTGTACCTATAAGACCAATAACCGCTGTTTTTACAGTTCGAATAGTACGTGAACCCTTTGTGATTTCTATGGTTTCAACTCCATGCAAAAAGTTTGCCGGCATAATCTTATTCCTCCGCTTTGCGGGAGCGTAGCCAAAGCTAGCTCATTCCTCAATATCTTCTAAAACAGGTAGTACGGTAGTAAAATTAATTGAATACTGCCAAATACCGTTATCTTCACCAATAAATTCGTCTTTAACCGGAATCATTTTACTTCCGCCTTCAGGTTTAAAACCGGTTAATATATTTCGAACTCTGTCAAGGTAACCATAAGCGCCCTCATGCGTTCTTAAATGCCTCATTACAACAGTTATACTAAATTCATACTTCTTTTCCTGGACTATTACAGCCAATGCTTTTTGTTCGGAATAAATTCCACCCTGATAATGTATTAAAATTGCACCTTTAGGATGTACAAGCTTAAATTCCGCAGGTTTTTCAGGAAATCCCTCAATGTGAAGTTCGGGAATCTTGGCTTTAAGTCTATCAATTATTGCGGTTTCAATTTCTTTAATAGCCATTTAAAACCTGCCTTGAAAATGTTCTCTCTTGAAAAGACTTATTAGTTCTGTATTCTCCAAGTTCAGGAGCTGTTCCTGTTGTTTCAATGCCAAGTGAAATAATTCCTTTTTGAATTTGTTCAAGGATTCTTATGGAATTTTTGTATTTTTCACTTATAGAATCAGGTGTATCAGTCTGAAATCTTCTTGAATAAAGCCTGTAAATGGATAAATCAACTGCAAGGATTTTTAGAATATCCGGTGGTTCAGTCCCCAATCCAATATTTATAATTGGGATAGAATACCGCCCACGAAGATATCCGTTTATCAAAGTTTCAGAGTAAAGAATTGCTTCTTCAACAATGACGGAATCAATTTCACTAACCTGATTATCATCAGTTAATTGAATTAATGTATCTTTTGAAACCTGTTTTTGGATATCTTCAATCTGGCAGTACATTAGATTCCCCTTGCAATTCTAATGATGTCACCTGCTACCGTTGAAGCATCAAGAGCATATCCATTAATTTCACCATTGTTATAATTAACAGCAAAACCGTTTGAGTCAGATGCAACTCTTGCACCTCTTGCAATTGCACCTGCTGTTTTTATAAGCAGAATGCCGATTACTCCTACCGGGGCAAATTGACCGGCTTCAACTTCAACATCTGAAACTCCAAGTGCTTTAGCATTAGAAGCACAGTAGTTTCCGTCAAACCCGATAAATCTTTGTTTGTCTATATTGACTGATACTTTTATTGAGTCTGTTAATAGAGGTTTGTACAGTTTTTCAGGCATTATTTAACACCTCCGTCAATTGTTGTATCAGAGTTAGTAGGTGTTTCTGCTGTTGATTTGTTTGCTTCATCAGTAGTATTTGATGACTTAGTCTGTTTTGTAGTTATTTTTTCAGGGATTAATTCAAGATAATCTGTAAGCTGTGCTGCTGTATCGTCATCAGGTGATATAGTTGCACCTTCAGCATAAAGCTTGCCGTTATACAGGATATCTGTTCCTTTAACTGTATATTTAGCCATTATTGCCTCCGCTAATTCGTATCACTAATTAAGTAGCCTGCTTCAGGGCCAACCAAAAACGGAGTATAAATATCCGTAGCTCTAATAAATTTGAGCTTGTTGCCCTCTTTACGGTACTCATCAATGTTTAATGCATTTTTCTTTTTTACCGTATAGGCAAACGCAGGATCATACTCCGTTCTTGAAGAGAGAGGAGAAGTATAGGCAAGGACGATATTATCACCCCAAACTTTTACAAAGTTTCCGTTTTCATCGACAAAAACAGATTTTCCAATGTAAATATTTTGGATTTCAAAGATTTCTTTAAGAAAATCAAGTGTTACCAGCTTATTTTTAGTATCACTAATCATTCCTTTAAGTTTTTCGTGTCTTTTTAAAACTCTCCAGGAATCGTGACCAATAACCATAGTGTTTGGGTCTTGTGCGATTTTTCCTGCAACTGCATCTTTAGCATCATCGATTACTTTAACCGGGTCTGAATCAGCGTGAGTAAACTTTGAAGTTCCGGCTAAAATAATTTTGTTTCCTGTCGGATAATTTGCAGGGTTTTGAACCAAATCAGCACATTGAGTTTCGTGTTTTAGCTTTAACCCTTCAGTTACAACATTAGTCGCATGGAGCTGAAGTTTTACCTTTTTAGATTCGTCTTCTTCCCTGTAATCAATTGGATAAGCCAAATCGTGCTCGGTTAATGTTGCCGATTTTTTGTTGAAACCTTTGGGGCTCATTACGTTGGAATTGGCTCTAATCGCACGCTCAGTGTTATATACCTGAAAAGCTTCCTTGTTAAATTCAAAAATATCAATCTTTTCAGATTCTGAATCAATAGTAGGGAAAAGGGCATCTGCAATAAAAGCATTATTGCTGTAGCCTCTTGCTACCTCGGATAAATACGCATTTATCCTTAAATCTTCTAATCTTCCCATTGTGTCTCCTATTTATAAATCTTTAGTAATGCGTCTTTAAAAGGTATTTGCTCTTTTTCACTCAACACTTTTGCCTCTTTATAAATCTCAAGGCTATCTTCATCAGCACCTGCAAAATCTACAAAGTCAGCTTCAGACTTTTGCTTGTCTTTTGTAGCAAATTCTCCAAATTCAACCTGTTTTGGCAGGGATTTGATGAATTCCTTAAATTCCTCAATAGGATTTTCGTCTTCCTTGAACTGAGGAAC